TCGCCGGTCGAGGACATCCTGCTCTACGCGCTGCGGCAGGGCCTGCCCGGCATCCAGGTTCAGAGCCTGATCAACCTGCACCAGGTCTTCCCGATGGTGCTGGTCCGCCGGCTCCCACAGTTCGGCGACTGGGCCGGCGACGACCGCTTCACCGACATTGCCGACATCAGCCTGAACGCCATCTGCGAGGACCCAGACGGCGACACCGACGCGGCCCTGCTGTCCGACGCGGCCCGCGTCGTGCTCCGCGACGCCTGGCTCGGCTCGTTCGTCGTGCCGGGCCGTGGCCACATCACCAGGGTCAACATGACCTCCGCGCCGCGTCGCGCCACTGACTGGGCGACCGCGACCGGGCCTGTCCAGTACGCGGCCCTGCCGACCGGCGTGCACCGGTACGAGAGCCAGTTCCGCGTCTCGATCCGCAAGGCCCGAATCCCCATTCTCTAACCCCGCCGCGCCGCGCCCCGCCCTATGTGGCGGGGCCTTTCGCGTGCACGAAAGGAGTGTCCACAGTGGCATTGAATGACAACGCGACCCTGGTCGTCGGCGCGGGCAACTACTTCACCGCGCCGGTCGGCACCGCCCTGCCCGCTAACCTGCTCGCCCCTGGCGGGGCCTGGAACCCCGTGGGCCACACCTCGCTGGAAGACGTTTTCGGGATCACGAGCGAAGGCGGCGAGGCCACCACGCTCGGAAGCCTCCAGAACAAGACGCTCCGGACGAAATATTCCGCCCGGACCGAGACCATGACGTTCACCCTCGTGCAGTTCGACGAGGACGGCTTGCGGCTGTTCTACGGCGCCAACGCACCCACCCTGCCCAATGGCATGATCGGTGTGCCGCAGGACCCACAGCCGACCCAGGCGGCGTTTCTCGCGGTGTTCGTGGACGGGCAGAACTTCTTCGCCTTCTACGCGCCGAAGAGTGAGATCTACCGCGCCGACGACCTTTCCATCGCCGATACGGAGTCGCTGGCCGGTCTGCCGCTCGGCGTCAAGCCGATGGCGCTGGGCACCAACAGTTGGACCTACGCGGTGACGCCGCTGGGCGGGGAGCCGGCGACCGGCGCGACCGCCGGCGAGCCGGGCGCCTTCACCCCGCCCGGCTCGGCGACTCCGGCGAACCTCGCGGCCCTGACCGACGTCGACCCCACGCCGACCTCCAAGTGGACCCCCGGTCAGCACGTCGTGCTGGGCGACACCACGAACGCCCATTGGGACGGCAGCACCTGGGCGGCGGGCATCGCCACCGCCTGACCCACCTGATCTACCCGGCTGCGCGCGTCTTCGCGGACCTCCGCGCGCAGCCGGGGCTTCACCCCCGAGGCCCGCAATCCCTGTGCACCAACGACCTTGGAGGTCCGCAACCTCATGGCCAACGCCATTTCCCTTGACGACATCCGCGCCGCAGCCGAGGCGAAGTACGGCTCGACCGACATCACCATCGACGGCGGCGAGGTGGTGCGACTGCTCAACCCCCTGCGCCTGCCGAAGGAGCGGCGCGCAGAACTGGGCAAGCTCCAGGACAAGCTGGGCGAGGACGACGCCGACCAGGAGGCGCTGCTCTCGGGCGCGCTGACCCTGGTCGCCGAGTCGGCCCCGAAGGCGGCCAAGCTGCTCAAGGCGCTCGGCGGCGACCTGGCCCTGCTCGCATCCGTCTTCGAGGCGTACAGCAAGGGGACACAGGTGGGGGAAGCCTCGCCCTCTGCCGCCTGATCGACGACTACGGCGAGGGGCTGTACCCGGACCTTCTCTTCTACTACGGCGTCGACCTGTCGCGCGTAGTAGCGGGAGACGGGCCAGCCCCCGCCCTGGTCCTCGCTCTCGTGCAGAGGCTGCCTGACGACTCCCTGACCATCGCTCTCGCGTCGGGCGGAAGGGCTCATTTCGGCTGGGGTGTCGACCGGCACCTGCTGGCCGACCTCTACGACGCGCTCAACCAGAACACCCGCGCGACCGGCAACTGGGCCAAGGGCAAGGTGCCGACCTTCCCGGCATGGCCGCGCCCGAAGGCGAGGGCCGCCACAAAGGTTGAGCCACCCAAGAAGAAGGTCACCGTCGCCGACCTGTGGCGCAAGTTCCAAGGGAGGTAGGTCGGCATGGCTGAAGACGTCATCGTCGGTCGCATCGCCGTAAAGGTGATGCCCGATACCCGGGACTTCCGAGGAGAACTGAAGCGCCAGCTCGACACGATCGAAAAGTCCCTGAAGGACATCAGGGTCGGCGCCAAGCTCGACAGCGGTCGTGTTACCGCCGAGGCGAAGAAGCTCAACAACGAGTTGGAGCGCTCGCTCAAAGACCAGACCGTTCGCGTCAACATGGAAAACGAGGCCAGCCTCCGGGCCGCGATCAACCGTGTGAACCGTGAACTGGTCAAGCTCGGCGAGCAGACCATCACGCTCGACCTCAACGAGGGCGCCCTCAATGCGCGACTCAAGAATTTCAAGAGCCGGCTCAAGAAGGTCGCCTCGATCGATCTGCGCGTCGACAAGAAGAGTTCGTCCTCCATCGAGGCTGCGATCTCGAAGATCGATGCTGAGCTGAAAAAGCTCGGCGAGGTGGTCATTCCGGTCAAGCTCGACGAGGCGGAGCTGAAGCGCAAGCGCGCCGAGCTGGAGAAGGAACTCAAGAAGGTCCGCAAGTTCGAGGTCATCTTCGATTCCAGCTCCGCCGTGTCGATGCAAGCGGAGTTGAAGCGGGTCCAGGCCGAGCTGGACAACCTGGCAAGAAAGAAGACGCTGTCCTTCTCCTACGACGAGAAGGGCCTGAAGAAGCTCCACGCCGAGCTGACGCGCAGGCTCGACTTCCAGGCCCGCGTCGAGATCATCGCCGACCGCAAGAAGGTCGAGCAGCAGACCGCCGAGTTCCAAGCGCTCTGGGACTCGATGACGATCAAGCCCGACCTGGACACCCGCACGGTCCGCCAGAAGGCCACCGAGATCCAGGTACTCCTGGAACGCCTCGGCGACAAGCAGACCGAGTTGCAAGCCGCACTCAAGGACAGCGACAAGCGAGCGATCCGCCGCGACATCGACGACATCCACGACAGGCTCGACGACCTCAAGGGCGACATCGAAGTCAACGTCGAAGACGGCTCCAAGGCTCACGTTCTGATCGAGCTGGGCATCCTGTCCCGCGACCGCATGGTCAGGCTGATCCCGACGGTGAGCAAGTCCGCCGCCACGCAGGCCGCGACCGCGCTGGCGGCGCTGTCCGGCGCTCGCGCCATCTCCACCATGCTGACGGACCTCTGGGACAGCGTGAAGAACCTCGACAAGGCGGCCCCCATCATCGGGGTCCTCGCGTTGGCCGTGGCCAACCTCGGTTCGGTCGGCATCGCATCGGCGTCAAACCTGGCGAGCCTGTCCGCGTCGCTGGCCAGCATCGGGCCAGCAGCCCTCGCCCTGCCCGGAATCCTGGGCGGGGTCGTGATCGGCCTGGGAGCCACGGTCGTTGCCTTCCAGGACTTCAACAACCGCATTCCCGAGGTCAAGCAGGCGCTATCGGCCCTGAAGCCGGTCATGCAGGACAAGTTCTGGGGCGCGGCCGAGAAGCCGATCCGCGCCCTGGTGGACGGTCTGCTCCCCGAGTTCTCAGCCGGCATCACGCAGGTGTCCGGCCAGCTCGGTAGGTTCTTCGGCTCGCTGGCGACCGGCCTGGGCGACTCGCTCAAGGGCTCGCTCGCCGCGATGTTCGACGACCTCACCACGTCGATCGACATCGCCAGCAAGAGCGCCGGCTCCATCGCCAACATCATCAAGGTTCTCGGTGAGACCGGCGCGGGCTACCTGCCCCGCCTCGCCGGGTGGTTCGTCGACATCACCAAGCAGTTCTCGAACTTCCTGACCAAGTCGCAGGACAACGGGAACCTCACCAAGTGGATCGACACCGCGATCCAGGCCCTGAACGATCTCGGCTCCGTCCTCAAAAGCGCGGGCGCGATCCTGTACGACTTCGCCAGCGCGGCCACAAAGGCGGGCGGCTCCACGCTCTCCACGATGGCCGACACGCTCCAGCGTGTCGCCGACGTGACCGGCAGCAGCGATTTCCAAACCAAGCTGGTCGGCGTTTTCAAGGCGGCGCACACCGCGATCGACGCGATCGTCAACGGTGCCGGACCGGGCCTGGAAGCCTTCTTCAACTCGTTCGCCGCAACCCTGACCACCGCCCTCCCGGTGGCCGGTCAGGCGTTCGGCACGCTGCTCGGCGGCATCGCCGAAGCCTTGGCGCAGCCGGCCTTCCAGGACGGCCTGGTCAACCTGTTCGACGGCATCAAGGTGGCGGTCGACGCGCTGACCCCGGCGCTGACACCGCTCGGCGCGGCCTTCGGCACGCTGGCGGGCGTCATCGCAACGTTCGTGGCCAACATCGCCCCGATCATCTCCGAGGTCTTCACGATCATCGCCGATGCGGTAGCCAAGATCGGACCTGCCGTGCAGGCCGCGATCCCCGGCTTCACCGCGTTCTTCGGCGAGATCGTCTCGGCGGCCGGTCCCATCGTGTCGGACCTCGCGAGCGTCATCGGCACGTTGGTCGGCTGGCTGGGCTCCCTCGCGGGTGTCCTGGCTCCGATCGCTCCCGTGCTGCTGACCCTGGTCGCGGCGTGGAAGGCGTACACCGCCGTCGTGGCGGTGCAGACCTGGGTCGCCAGCCTGGCCACCTCACAGTCGGCCATCGCCCGCTGGGTCGGCACGCAGCTCGCCGCGCTCGGCCGCCTGGTCGCGGGCTGGGCGGCGTCGATCGGCTCGGTCATCGCCAGCATGGCCCGGTACGTCGCCTCCAGCGTGGCGTCAGCCGCCTCGGCTGCGGGTGCCTGGGTCGCCGCGCAGGCCCGCACGGTCGCCGCACTCGCGGCGCAGGCGGCAGCCTTCGTGGGGCAGGGCATCGCCAGCCTGGCCTCCTACGTGGCCGCCAACGTCGCCGCAGCGGCCTCAGCGGTAGCGGCCTGGGTCGCCGGAGCTGCCCGCACGGTCGCCGCGCTGGCAGTACAGGCGGCGGCTTTCGTCGCGCATGGCGCGGTCATGGTCGCCTCGGTGGCAGCCACGGTGGCCTCGATCATCGCCGGCTGGGTGCTGATGGCAACGCAGTCGCTCATCCAGGCGGCGCGGATGGCTGCGGCCTGGCTCATCGCGCTGGGTCCGATCGGCATCATCATCGCCGCAGTCATCGCGCTCGTTGCGCTGATCATCGCCAACTGGGACGCGATCAAGGCTTGGACGATCAAGGTCTGGACGGCGATCTGGGAGTGGATCAAGGCAGCCTGGGAGAACATCAAATCGGCCGTATCCACAGCCGTTGACGCGGTCAAGGACGTCATTTCCAGGGTGTTCGACGCGATCAAGG